TTTAGAACCTCAACAATTGCTTTTGGACCTTCATCTCTGGTAGTTTTAAATAGGTTGGTTCTTACCACAATGCCCAAATCACCGTCACAAACCCGAAATGTAGGTTCGTAAGCATCAGACCAATGAGTCCAGTTATATTGAATTAAGTCTCCAACTTTAAACTTGCTCATGCTACCAATTTCCAAAAGCCTAAATTAGTAATTGCACACTTGCTACTCTTTTGGTGATGCACTACTCCCCATGAGCCTACTGTACTGCCGTGTTCTTCTACTACTATGGCAAAATCACCAGACTCAATATAGGGAGAGAACTTTCCACTCTCTGTTAGTTCTTGTCCTGCTTGACAAGTGCCGATTACAGCTTCAATTAAGTCACCTACTTTAAATTTATTTTTTTGTCTCTGTTTCATTTCCATACCTCTATTTCATAGATGCCCTTATAGAATAGTGCTTCTTTGTCCTTTACTTCATAGACGCTCCAGAAATTGCAACTTTCCACGCCTAGGTCAGGAGGGTAAATATGTCCAGCGACAACAGCTTGAAAGAGTATTGAATTAGACAAGACATCAACAGAATATAATTCTGATCCTGGAGGGGTAGTTGCTCTTGAGATCCAGCCCTCTGGAGTATGCTCTTTGAACCGCACTCCAGAAACGAGGCCAATGATAACACCTTCTTCAGACATTGTCATCCCACTATGTTCGGGCTTAGGCCACATACGAACTAGGTCTGCAATTTTCATTCAACCAGCCTCCAATACTTAGCTAAAGACTTGTGACAAAGACTACCTTTTTGAAAATGTATCTCAAGAATTGGAGGCACTCGCCTGAGCCATGGAGTCCCATCGGGATAGCGGTCCCACGCAAGACCACCATTTTGGTTCTTTACTCCCACTACAATACCAAAGGTTACTTTGCTGTCAGGGGGGCGATGAACAGATTCAACTAGGTCGCCTACTTTAAATTTATTCATAAAATCTCCGGGGCTGTAGTGTCACAGGCAATATAGCAAACAGGGGGTTGTTTGTCAAGAGCTTTCTTTGCCTACTACATCGGAATATCTACTTAATATTGTCAAGTTATCTTCAGCTTCCCACAAATAGCAGCTATTGTGATAGAAGACTCGATAAAGATAATGTGAATAGAGATCAGTGGTGGGAGGACAAGTATTCAAGACTATGCCAACGCCTTTTCCTCGTTGGTTCTTGGTGCTTTTGTAGGGATCGAATAGAGTCCCATCTTTGAATATGACCTTTGGGACTGTTGGGTGTGTGTATTGAACTAGATCACCCACCTCAAAGGCGTTTGGCCTTTTCATTAGTCTGTCTGCAAGAGAAATATATTTTTTTATTCCTGCTTATCCTTTTAGGAGTTGTCTTGTGTTTTTCATCTTTGATTCAATCATGTCTGGAGTACCTATGACAATTAGGCTCCGTCCATGAGAACCATCATTGATTGATACTTTACTAAATTCCACTCTTGGGTCTAAGCCATCGGGCAGTGTTCCCTCAGTGAGTTTCGTCTTCAAACTAGAATCAGACATAATCATACAAACAGAAGTAGGATTAATAAAGACTTCTCTTAGTCCAAATTGCTGTCCAGACTGGTGGTTGAGTGGATATATTTCAGTTAATCTAGTCACTCTGTTACCATTTTGGGTCTGCGTCTGTGCCTTGATATTGTGCATCTATACCCACTAAAGCGTCATGACCCTCATATTCTCTTAGCTCCTGTCTTAGTGCCTCAAGATATTCTTCACCGTGGAGTTTCAATATAGCTTGCTCAAACTCTGCTTTTTCTTCTTCCCCTCTAAGATCACCATATTTAGCAAATATATTAGGGTCAATCCTAACTGATTCCCGAAGCATTCTCGATAATTCTTCTTTGATGACTCTTTTGAGTTGTTTTCTAGTGATTTTCATTTTTTTCTCCTTTGTTGTTTAATGAAATTTGTTTAACTTTGCAAACCACTGCTTTTTATTCGTTCTTCAGCAATAGGCAGAAATTCCTTGAGGCTCTCAAATTCCCTTTGAAGGGCGTCGAGTACCGAATTGGCCTGACTAAAATTTTGAGACCTTTCATATATCGGGAGATTTTTGCTTTCCGCATGCCACATGTGCCATCTGAAAACTTCTTGTTTGTCATCCCAATTCGGTTTTTCAGGCTTCATGGGGTCGAGATCAGACTCCCGAAGCATTCTTGAAAGTTCTTCTTTTATGATTCTAGTGAGTTGTTTTTTAATTATTTTCATCTCTTTTCCTTTGTCATTTGATGAACTTTGCTAAGAATAGTGCTGCTGCCATACCGAATTGGACGACTGCGAAGACTGTGATGGCTTTGGCCTTGAATGTTTTTAGTTCATCTACTTCTTTGGACAAAGCTCCAAGCTGAGTGGGGCTTGCTACTTCGTCTATCTTCTTTTTCCATTCTTCTAATTCATGAACCTTGTCGTCTTTGGCGGAGTATTGGGCAGACATAGTTATCATATCGTTCTTTAGGTCTGCGATACGCTCTTCAAGATTCTTTACGTTTACATTTATTTCTTTTATTTCAGATAGGAGTACTTTTATGTATTGGCTCCATGCTTCTGGGCCTGGGCTTGCGACTGCGTCCATGAGGATTGATTCTTTGGATTTGGAGTAAGGCATTTTTAGTTCCTTTATTTAGAACTAAATAGTGTTACCCTTGTATAATGGCATGATTAGTTGTCAATAATGTTCCTGCAACTGAGATTGCATTCTGTAGGGCGCAGCGAGTAACCTTTGTTGGGTCTACAACTCCAAGTTCTATAAGGTTCTCTATTTCGTTACTTAGAAAGTTTAGGCCATAGTTGGATTCAAGGTCTTTGACCTTTTCTAGGCACACTTCTGGCGATAGGCCACAGTTCTCTGCCAACTTTTTGAAGGGAGCTTGAACTGATTCTAATAATATTTTACAACCTATCTGTTCCTCTTCATTTTGGGCGTCAATTTGCAGGCCCTTTGAGGCCATAAGCAGTGCCATCCCACCTCCAGGTACAAGTCCCTCTGCTTGTGCGCTTCTAACAGCCTCCAGGGAGTCTTCAATGCGATGTTTCCTTTCTGTCATTTCTATTTCTGTGGCTCCACCGACACGAATAATTGAGACACCGGAGGCTAGTCTTGTGATTCTTTCTTGAATGCTCTGGCAATCATTGATATAGTCAGTTTGTTTAATCTCTTCAGTGAGAGAGTCTATTTTTTTATCTATCTCTTCCGAAGAACCGAAGCCACCCATAAAGGTAGTCACATTTTTAATGCAGTCAACAGACTTAGCTCTGCCGAGATGTTTAAGCTTGACTTCACTGGGCTTGATGCCCGACAGTCTTGTAATATAGGTTGCTCCTGTTGCAATAGCAAGGTCATTCATTATATTTTTTCGTTCTTGGCCGTACCTGGGAGGATTAACAGCCAATATCTTCATTGTCCCACGGACTGTGTTCATTATAAGAGCAGCGAGAGCTTGACCTTCGACGGACTCTGCCACAATGACAAGGGGTTTTCCATCTCTTGCAATAAGTTCAAGGACAGGCAATAGTTCTTGGACGTTCTCTAGCTTGTAGTCTGTTACGAAGACATAGGGATTGTCTAGCTTTGCTGCTCCTCGTCGTTCGTCAGTAATGAAAGCACCAGCTACATAGCCACTGTCCAACTGGAAGCCTTCGATGATGGATAGCGTTGTTTCTAGGCTGTTGCCTTCTTCTATTGTTATTGCTCCATCTCTTCCGGCTTGTTCGACTGCCTCTGTAATCAAGTCGCCAATCTGTTTGTCGTTGTTGGCTGAAATAGTTGCGACCTTTTTGATGTCGTCCATGTTTGAAACAGACACAGACATGTCCTGGAGCTTTTCTACCACTGCTTCACAGGCTTTGTCAAGGCCTTTTTTTATTTCTGTTGGGGAAACTTCGGCTTGAATGAACCGTTGGGCATTGTTATATATTGCCTGAGCCAATACTACAGTCGTAGTTGTACCATCGCCAGCGTCTTGTGCTGTTTTCTCTGAGGCTTGCTTGATGACTTGTGCGCCTAAATTCTCAAAGGGATCTTCCAAGTTTACAAACCTTGCTACAGTTACACCATCTTTTGTTATGATTGGCTTTCTATCTGTTGGGTGGAGAATGACATTTCTGCCGCGAGGACCGAGAGTTGAACTGACATAGTCAGCTAAAATGTTTAAGCCCGATTGGACTTTTTCTTGAAGTTCTTTTTTCTTTTTGTATTTGAATGGCATATGGCCTCCTATAAAATTTCATCTGCAATGCCGTACTTCACTGCTTCTTCTGCACTGAAATAGTGATTGATCTTTCTCTTGAGAATAGAATTTATTTTTTTTACTGTCATGTTAGTTTCTTTAGCAAGACACTTGACGTACTGTTTCTGCTGGGTCTTTATTTCTTTTGTATCGTTTTCAATGTCTTCGATGTCTCCGATTGCTCCTCCTGCTACAGGATGAAGCATGACACGACAATTCATTCCAATCTTTCTTTTACCTTTTGTTCCTGCTGCGAGAAGCAGAATGGCTGCGCTCATGACTTTGCCTAGGCCGATGGTTTCTATCTCACAGTCTTTCCTGACCATCCTCATTGTGTCATACATCGCAAACATTTCATGAGCAGAGCCACCAACAGAAGACACGACCATCTTAATAGGTTCCCAGGAAATTTTTGTCTCTTCTGAATCTTCGGAGACTAACTCTTCAACTTTTCCTGTGTCATGGAGATACATCAAAGAACTGACCACACCAGACGCACTTTCTTCTGATATTTCTTCGTAGATTGCCAGCGTTCTTGATTTGTCTTCTGCTTGTATCTCTCCCGTGTCTAATAAAAAATTAATTGGCTCTTTTGATTCTTCCTTTTCCTCTTCTTTAGTTACTTCTTGTCCTTCATCTTCAAGTTTCATTGTATACCTCTATGGTTAAAAAACAAAAACCCGCCAAATATGTTAGCAGGTTTTTAAAGGAAAGTAAAGTATTAAACAAGATTACCTCTTCTTGCTGGCGTTGGAGAGCCTTCGGAAGACTCTGTCGGTCAATTTATCAACATCAACTTTGTTTAAGTTTTTCTTGGGCTTGTTGGCCTCGGAAAGTCTCCGAAATACTCTTTCAGTCAGCTTATCAACGTCAACGTTGTTTAATTTCTTTTTGACTCTTCGTCGTTGTAGGTGTTTCTGTTGTTTGGGCCTACTTTTGTGTTCCATCAATCTCTTAGCAACTCTATCAGCTACTCTACCAGCCATCTTCGACTCATATTTCATTCCTCCACCCCTAAATCCAGGAGGAAAGGGCTCCTCCTCTTCTTCTTCCCCTTCCATTCCAGCTAGCTCTTCGCCACCTGCTTCGCCCATATCTTCTAGATCACCGGGCTCTTCCATCTCAAGCTCATCTTCACCTTCTAATCCTGCACCTAAGCCTTCTTCGTCCGAAACTTCAAGAGAAAGCTGTGGGATCTTCGCAGCAAAGGCTTTAAGCGCACCTTCAAGCTGCTCAAGGGGCACTGAGTCGGCTGTTTCTGCCTCGGGCTCCTCTTCTGTTGCAAATTCAGAAGCCTCTTCAGCCTCTAATTCATCAGGCCCTTCACCTTCAAGACCTTCAGCACCTTCGGCCCCAAGCTCTCCCTCGTCATCCTCTTCTTCACCAAAAGGATTTTCAGCTTCTGTAATGAACGAATTAGATAAATGTTGAATGTCAGCCAGCTTCATAAAGCGACGAACAGTATCTTCTTTTAAAAGTTTCTTGGCCATGATAATATAACTCCCTTTTATATAGCAATAGTCGTTTGTATTAAATAGTGTTAATTACCTAAAACATCAAATTCGGAGGACAATTTTATTTTTTTTAGTGTTTTGTCCAATATTTGCTTCACTCTGACTGTTGAAATATTTAATCTTTCGCCTATTTGCTTTAGAGTCATCTGTTCATTCAATAAAATACTAATAAGAGCGCAATTAAGTTCATCTCTATGGTCAATCCAGTACCTACAGGCAGTATTGCTACACTTTTGGGATTGTTTCAGGCATAGTTTTGTACATTCTTTCACATGTCTCCCCTCTCTTGTTCTATAAGAGAGAAAATGTCGTCTAAATCTTCTTGTGTTAAGTTGAAATCTTTTATATTTTTTTTCATTCTTTTGAAATCTGTGTCGGACATTCTCCTTCTTCTAAGTGAAATACTTCGTTCTTTTATTTTTTGTATTAGGTCAAACATTTCTTCGTCGTCTGTTAAACATAGGTCTATAATTGTTTCAAAGAAAACTGTTTGAACCAAGAAGTCATGGTACCTAAGGAATATAAGAAAGCGGGCATGAACTTCTGGCTTTATATAAAATTTTATTAATTTAGTACCTTTGTCATAAACTTTTGGAGGATCATATACTACTTCCATGGTAAATTATCTACGTTTAGAGGCTGCCTCCAAGAATCTCTTGATTGTGTCTTAAAGCCTTTCTTGTCTGTGCTGCCATAAGATCCAGTTCCTCTTGGTGTTTCTGAAAGCTTGTCTACCTCAACAAACTCAACTGTATTAAGCTCTCTCAATACTAATTGTGCTATCTTCTTAGGAAACTCTATGTCAGGCAAATCAGGATTTATCTTGTAGAGTGGAATAAGTAATTCTCCCCTGTATCCATTGTCTATCACACCTACACTATTGGCTTGGATGTAACCTGTCTTTGAGATACTGGAACGAGGGATCACTTCGAAGTAACATCCCAACGGAGGATCAATAGCTAGGCCGGTGCTATATAAAGTAACCCCGCTGTCTAATTCCTTGTGGACTCCTAGTATCCACAAGTCATAGCCTGTATCGTGCATGTGAGCTTTCTGAGGGATAATAGCATCTGGTCTTAATTTTTTTATTTTACAGTCCATCAATATTCTCCTTCGTTAAGTGTTGGAAAGACAGCACCTTTGGAGAAATCTTCAACCCACTGTTCTTGTACAGCAAAGAAGAAGACACCTTCTGGTGTTGTGGGTCGGCACTCTTGGTCATAAGACTCAAGGCTTAGAAAAGTAGAACTTACTTGTGGTTGATAGGGAATAGGCGGACACAAGAAGAAGTGTGTGCTTCCATGTCTTGAATCATAAAGTTCAATGCGTGTCCATCCATCACTTACGACCTGTTCTACTAAGTCTTTAAGATTTTCTTTCTCTTCTTCGTTGCACTTCTTTAGTTGTTTGTCTATTTCGTCTCTCTGTTTTGTATATGTTTCTTTTATTTTTTGTGTCTCTTCATAGAACTCAGTAACTTCTTTGAAGTTTAGCATTTCATTCCTCTTCTTGAGGGCTAGGGCTATTCTCTTCTACGGGATGTCTTACGATCTCTTGAAGTGATTCGAGCTTTCCTTTGGCATCGTGATAAAGAAGTAACTGCTTATTCATTTCGTCTATGATTTGGTGATGCTCTCCAATGCCCACCGAACTTGTAAAATAAACTTCCAAAATTGCTTTAGCTTGAAGCATCTCTGCTTCACACTTTTTTTCTAATGCATCATACTTTAACTGTCCCATGTTTTTCTCCTTTTTTTAGTTAATTACTCTTGTTGAATATATTCCAATTGCACTGGCTAGTAGGGCCACAGTCCACCCTAAAACAAAAATAGCTTCTAGTATGCTTACCTTCTCGTGTCTTGGGTCAAAGCGCTTCATAGTAAGAAGTAGCCCTGCTGCGGAAATAAAGAGTGAGAGGAAGAGATAATTTACTGTTGACATATTTTCTCCTATATTTTTTAGTCTTGGTATAAGATAGCACAATAGAAATTGTTTGTCAAGATATTCTTTTCATATTTTCTTTTACGTCTTTTATACTAAAACCCCATCTAGAACTATGAACTAAATTTGCTGTATATACTTTGTTTATTAATAGGTGTCCTTTTTTTATTTTTGCTCCCCAGCATCTAATTATATTTTCTCCGAAGGGATCAATACATTCAATGATGCAGAAGGACCTATTATTTTTAGTAACTTTGTTGGTGACACTTCTTACAATAAACCATGCTTCTCCCAAAGCTTCATCATATTTTGAAAGAGGGGGAGTCATGTTTCTTTGAAAAAATTCATGTAGGTCCTCTGGCATGACCAAATCAAAGGGATACATGCCTGTTAGTTCCGTCTGGTGTTCGATCTTCTCTGCCACTGAAAAGTCACCCTCTTCTCTATAAGCTTCAATATTTTTTTCTAAAGCTTTTTTTGTTTTGGGGCGGATTACGGAAACCGCTGACCAAAAATGTTTTGCTCCATCAAACCTTTCATCCATCAATTCGTTCATCGCTGCTGCGCGAATTAGAACATCAAGTGATCTCTTGTTGAGTTTGCTGTAGGCCATGCCTTTCCTGAAGATGAGGTCCTCTACGCTAGTGAAAGGACGATGTTCTAAAATTTCGTCTATTGCTTTGTCTCCCAATCCTTTGATGGAAGACAGTGGTTGGACTAGGGTATGATCATTTAATATAGCCCAGTCTCTATCGGAAGTGTTTATATCTACTGGCGATATATCAAAGCCTGCGCCCTTGGCTATGCTAATAGCTTTTTGTTTTCTTGTCTCTGGCTCTTTGTCCAAGAAAGCAGCCATCCACTCTATGGGATAATAATTGAGAAGATAGGCACACTGGAAAGACAGTAGGGAATATGAAATAGCATGACTCTTATTGAAGCCGTAGCCACTGAAGTATTCAAAATTCTTCCATAGTTCTATTTTGCCTTTGGAAGTTATTCCCTTATTGTCGCAGCCTCTAAAGAATTTGTCACGAATTTTATCTTTTTCTTCTTCTGTCTGGCCTGTTCCCTTCTTGGTCAAAAGTTTTCTGAGTTTGTTTCCTTCGTCCAGAGATATGTTGTCGCCCAAGAGATGGGCCAAGAGAGCTATCTGTTCCTGGAAGATAAGGAACCCGTGTGTTTCGCTTGTCACTTCTTTTACTATTTGATGTGGGTATTCTCTGTACACAGTCCCTTCTTTGGTATCAATATAGCGATTGTCAACTTTTGCTGCGAGGGGTCCAGGTCTAAATATGCTTGTGATTGCTGCGATGTCAACGATACTGGTGGGCATTGCCCTTTCGCAAAAAGCTTGGGCTCCTTCTTCTGTGAATTGAAAGACGCCAGCCCATCTCCCATCGTGGAATATATTTTTATATACTTTCTGATCATTTAAGTCCATGGTATCTGGGTGGAGGTTTTTGTTATAGAAATCTTTTATGTCATTGAAGGTTGGTTCCTTTGTGCCTTGTCTAGTCAATATTTTTTTTATTGCACTTTCAATCATTCGCAAGCTTGCTAGCCCAAGGACATCGAACTTAATGAAGCCCAGTGGTTCAAGGTGCCGGACGTTCTGTCCTTCAGACCAGGGAGTCTGCCGAACTCCTCTGCTGTTGATTAGGGGCATGTGCTTGTCCAGGTCTTCTCCTACCACAACACCGCCTGCATGTCGAGAACAAGATCGCACTTGGCCGTAAAGCTCGTCAATGTGTACTTTAACTTGGGGATAATCTTCTAAAAAGACTCGCAAGGTAGGACTAAACTCTTTAACTTCATCAAAAGTTGGGGTATACACGCCCGATCTTATATTGTTTTTCATTTTTGCAGGGGGTGTTGCTTCGTCTAGCATTACACCAGTAACATGATTTACTTCCTGGAAGGGCACATTATAAAACTTTGCTATGTCTTTGATAAGAGATCGAAGCTGGAGTGTGTTCCAGTTGCTTATAGGAACAACGACATTGCTGCCCCACTCTTCAATCAATTTCTCTTTGAGGACCATTGGTTCGGAGACATCGTAGTCAATATCAGGATAATCTTTGGCATCTTCCCTTAGAAAGCGAGAGAACAATAGGCCATACTTAATAGGATCTACTTGAGTAATGCCTAGAGTATAGGCCACAAGAGAGCCAGCAGCAGATCCTCTACCTGGGCCTGTTATTTGTGACTCGACTGCCTTATCTGCTATTGCCTTCATTGTCAAAAAGTACTTTGAAAAGCCACGGCTCTTAATAATTTTTAGTTCTGAACAAAGACGTTTGACATATTCTCTTGTCTGCTTATGTTCTGCCTTCGTCTTCAATCCGGCAATGCAATATTTGCCCAGTGCTTCGTCTGCTGTCATGTCCTCTGGTACAACAAAGTTGGGCAATCGAACTGTACTATCTGGCAAAAAGTTTTCAATCTCGTTATGAGCAAGGGCATATGTATTTTCTATACTCTCTGCGATAACGTCAGGATCATATTCTACGTCACACTCTTTGGAATATTTGATGTAGGATTCAAAGACTTGGTCGCCATTCTTGGGATATAGTTCATATCCTATTTTGTCTACATCGTCTGGGATTTCATCCGAAAGCCACTCTGGCTTCTTAGAGGCTCCGAGCCAACCTAGGCGTTTGTATAGTTCTCTGTCTCTCCACAGTTCTGGCCTAGCATAGTGACTATCTACAGTAGAAATGAGTTTAATATCGTATTCTTTTGATAGATCAATGATACATTTATTTAATTTGTGTTGTTCTGGGATGTTGTTCCATTGGACTTCGCCATAATAGTTGTGACCAAAGATTTCTAGGAACTGTTCGACCATTGGCCTCATGATGTCCAAAAGTTCGAAGTGACCTAGCTCAGGGTTCTGCCAAACTATCTTGGCAAATGGGCCACTGATGCAAGTTGTAGTGGCAATGAGGCCTTCACTGTACTTGCGAAGTGCTTTGAGGTCAATCCTGGGCTTGCGATAAAAGTTTTCTCTTAGGTATGAATCAGAGATTAGTTTAAAAAGATTATTTAAGCCCTTTTGATTCTTTGCAAGAAGGAGAAAGTGGGCGTTAGTTATGAGTTGGCGATGTTTGTCGTCGTCTTCATGAATGATGCCCTTTACTTTTTCTTTTTTCTTCTCTTTGTTATGTTCATAATCCTTGTGCCAAACGTCAATGGAGGGAATATAATAGGCCTCGCAGCCAAAGATGGGCTTAAAATTTTTGCCTTCTTTGAGCATCTTCTTGGCGTGTTCTACTTGCCAACTGAGGCCATTCATGTTTCCGTGGTCTGTCAGAGCCAGGGCGTTCATGCCATTCTCATGGGCATAGTCCATGTGATCGCCGGGGTACCCCAAGGCATCGAAGGGGGAGCCTGCACAACTATGTGCATGTAGCCCAACGAACTTCAGTTTCGATTCTTTCATTTGTTGTCCCTGTAGAGATTATTTACTTGTTCTGTAGCAAAGTCCAGGTCTTCTTGAAGAATGATTAGGTTGTCTTTGACAATGTCAATTTCCTTTTTAATTTGAAAAGAACTCAAATTTATGTCAAAAATTGCATCAACTAGGTTTTGTTGTTCACGGCTTAGGTGTGTGTACCATATCTCCCAGCCTGCCTCTCTTTTGAGTACATGTGATAGTGCGTCATACTTCTGTTGTGATGTCATCTTCATCTCCTATTGTGGGTATTTTGGTCCAATCTTTCATATTTCTCAAAAAGGACGGTCTAATTAGTTCCAAATCTGAACTTATATATTTTTTATATCCCTCCCAAGAATCAATTTGATAAAAGCTTTCAAGTTCGACAACGTTTTGCATCTTAACAGAAACAAAAATTTTGTCAAGAGGAAAGTTGTACTTTATTTTGGGAGAATCCTCGCTATAAAAGAAACGTTCCTTTGATAATTCTTTAAATACCTTGTTGGCTCTCTTCCAATCGTCCGGTCCGAAGGTGAAGCCGGTCATAAAGTTGTCTCTAATTGTCCTATCGTTATAAGAAAAAGAAAAATTCTCTTTTGAGGATATTTTGGCACGATTTAGGCCAGCAACGTTTTCATTATACGCTCCCCAGGGAAAGGAAGCATAATATTTATCTGGTGTTACCCACTTGCTTATCTTCGCAGTTATCAAAAAAGCTGTCAAGGCCCCATACAGCACTGAATAAGATAGACAGTCTCTTCTTTCCTTGTCTGAGGGGTGAATTGGGACGTAGTAAATTTGGATGGGCTTTATAATGTGAGACTGGGGGCGGCGGCAAGGCATGAGAGTTATGGGGTCTACTATCTTTGTACCTAGTCTGTGCCTAATTAGGGGCTGCATGTCTCTGTGTCCAACAATCCATATTGTTTCGCACCCTGCAAATGCACACTCTGACACGGCTCTTTCAATTGCTGTATAATTTATTCCCAAGGGAAGTAGACAGTCGTCATATGGCAGGTTAAAGTCAAATGGAGGTTTGGCTATCGGTACTATCCCAGCCAAGTGAAATGACGCTCTCGTTGAGAATGCTTTTTGTTTTTCCATCAATTACCTCGTCGTAGTAAGAGTTATAATATTCAATATTGTCTGGAGTAGTGACTTTGTATTGCATTATTTTATTTTTTTGTCTATCGGCCATTTCAATCTTGGGGACAATAACTTTTCCACTGCGAGGATTTTTTAGTTCATGTTCCTCAAAGACCTGAAGAAGTCTCAATCTCATAATGCTGTGGCTGTGGTCTGGACAGTCTAACTCTTCCTCTAGGAGATATGAAAAAACGATGGCGTCCTTGAAGCCGTAGCTAGAATGTCTTTTGGAGGGGACGAAGTGTATGTCAAACAATGTTCTGTCTCCAATGTAGATGTGATCATAGTTATGTTCTCCTCCTGATCTAAAGTTGACCCAGTCTATGATCCTATAGAAGTTCTGTTCTTCAAGGACCTGGAAGCCTTCGCAGTTTACATTGACAAAGTCAAAAAGAAAAAGCTTTTCAAATAGGATTTCTTTTCTTTTGTAGCCATCAAAGAAGGACATGATATTATCTTCTATTTCAATTCTTTCAATTGGAATATGATTTAGGGCTTGTCCTTTAATATAGAAGTAAAAGAGTATTTTTATTTTTTGTTCTCTTTTGTCTTTGTCTATTAAAGCATAGTTGTGAGGGGTTGTCAAGAGGATTGGAAAGTTGTTGTCTTCTGCAAACTTTGCGGCAGTGGCTGTCGAGCCAATTACTATATTATCTATTGTTCGCATGACTTATTCGTTTTTCCCCTTTTGGGTTTTCGCGTACCACTTTTTTCAAAATGGACGGAATCATGTAATGCCCCTCCCGCCAAAACCTCTACAGGCAATGGCTTCCTCCTTTCCATTTCTTCTTTCGATAAAACATCCCCGCTCTTTATCCTCTCATACGCCTCAACCGTCACAGGCCACAAATCTCTTGCAATCTCCAAACAAGCTTCTGCTACTTTCTGTATTTCCCATTGTGCGCCTTCGTGGGTTCTAAGAGAGATGAATTTCATTAGGTTGTTGAGATTGACTGTGCCGTAATATTCTGTATAGAGGTTTTGTGGCAGGACACCTCTGGCTTGTTCTCGGCAAACTCCCTTTTCCATCATGAAGTTGTAAAGATAAAGACACCATTGGTGATGCGCCTCGTTCAACTCCATCATGTCCAAGTAGGGGTTAGATACTCCAACATACGCACTAATTATGTCATTCTCTCCTGAGTAATTAAACTCTTCTCCTAGAATATGTGGATTAATAAGTCCTTCTTGGTTGCTTGCTTGCCTATTGCTTTTGTGTTGAGTGCGATACTGCTGAGGGACGTAGAACTCCAAATTTTCTTCTGTATATCTCCGACTAATTTCATTGTAAGAATTGTGAACAACAATGCCATTTGCTACAAAATTGTGATTATCTCCAGAAATACTTAAATCAAAAGTATCCTCTTCTCCAACATACTCCACCTTGACCACCTTACTGTAGATTCCTGCGAGTGGAGTCCCTTTTTTACTCCTGCTCATTTCTTTTCCATGATGAATCTTATAGTGACAAGGAGCGCAAACCGTCACAAGATTATCAAAGTCATAAGCATATTCGGGAAATTCTACAACAGACTTGACGTGATGGGCATGTAGCTTACCACCCCTCTGTTCGCACTCTTGACATGTATAGTCATACTTAGCGTGAACATTTTTTGCATTATCTGTTGTCCATCTAGCTATTTTTGAACGCTCTGGGGAAACACCACCTTTCCAAAAATTAGAATTCTCCCCAGAACGTGATTTTATAATTGCTTCTCTATGTTCTTTTGTTATGGGTTTCTTATTTACTTTATAACCCTTCTTTCCCTTATTCCATGGCCCATTAACCCTGTTATGTTCTAGCATAACCTCAACTTGATTAAATTGCAAACCATGTACCTTAAGCCATTTACGAATATTGTGATAAGAGCACTTAGCTTCTTCGGCTATCTCAGAAACACTCAGGCCTTCTTCTCTCTTCTTCTTCATCCAGTCATAAGATCTCCACAAATCATTAGTTCCGTTTGTAAGAAAGAAAGAGTCTTTAGAGAATGTTGCTTTCTTGTTTTTGCTCATATCGAGACCAATTGCTTTCTCTAGAGTTTGCCACCCTTCAGATGTCAAAAAGAGATGATCCTTGCTACTTTTTATCTCTTTTCCATTCTCTAGCGTAACTTTAAAGACGTCCTTCTTGCCACTGTACATGACATCACAAATATTTGAAACAGAGAATTTTTTCTCTTTCTCATCATAAACCCTAACTAATTGATTCTTAATTCTTTTCTTTCCTGCTTTTGTGTTCCATTTCCTATACAACTCAGCAATCGTAAAGCCCCCTTCTCTCCAAGAAGATTGCTTACAGTGTTGTCCTTTTCTCCATCTGTCCGGCCTGTTGAAAGTTATTTCTGTATCCCCTGAAAGGCACCATGTACGATGTCTGTGGTGCTGAGATCTGACATAGAGAGGAACCTTGAAGCGAAACGTCACAACGTTATGCTCCAGTGTACTTGTATGCTTGTGCTTGATAAGATAGTTAATTAGTTTTTCGCCCTTGAGGTCTAGAAAGTCGCAATGCTTTCCAAAAGAAACTCTGGCTGCGTTGACAACTGTTATGTCTTTCCCCATGTGCTCGACGTATTCTACAGCGCCAATGCCATCGTCATACAGTTCTATTTTTTTATTTTTCATCTATTGCACCTACTATATAATTCTCTAGAACTACCAAATAGGTGCTGTCTTCTACTTTAATTTCTCTAATCATGTTGCGCTCTACGACTGCCAGTTCTCCCTCTACCCAACGTAGGTTACAATTAAAGGCATAGTCCAATACTTTTACTATGACGCACTCTGACTTCTCTTCCTTGAAGTCTTCGGGTAGAAGTATGTCTGTTTCTTTTTTTTCTTCTTCTTCTATCATTTCAATCAACATATATCTGTTATGTGGCTTGAAAGTTTTCATTTTTTCTCCTGTTAATTCTTAATAAAGTTTGAGCGATGACCACTTCTTTAGTTCCCTCGGAGAGTATTGCTCCGTGTGTATTGGCCTTTTGACGCCTTAATTCCTCTCGTAGTTCTCCTGGAAATATTTCCTGATGTAGTAATCCAACAGCCTCTCTATCCGAGAGTCCGGACAATTCAATTCCTCTTTTGATAATTGATAATTGGTGTCCCATAATATAACTTTGACGATATCGAGAACACCACTTAAAGAACATTTCTTTATTTACAGTATCTGGGCTGGCTCGATGACAATCTCCACACATTAAGAAAAGATTAGAACACTCGTATGAGCCTCCTGACGCGCGTGGTACAATGTGGCAACGTTCCAATGGAGCATTATCCCAACACTTTGATAAAAGTATTTTCTTCTCGCCAAAATCAAACTTACCGTCCCATGTATCATTGCAAACCCAACAAGTTGGCTCTCCCAAGTCGATAAAAAGCCAATCTGCGATAGAGAGCACTTTATTTTTATTGGTCAACCAATATTTTGCAATTTTGAACTTCGAAGGGGGACTCTTTCTCTTCATTTTTTCTCCTGTTATAGTTCTGTAATGTTGCACACACCGCCAGAACAAGCTAACTCGCCCTTCAAGTTTGTGTTGTCTTCTTCTTCTTTTATCTGTGAGAGGTCTACCTCTGTGAGGGACTCCATCATTTTAATATAGGTATCTTCGTCGCAATCTTCAAATGGTGCTTGAGTATATGTGCCTCCGTCGTGAGGAAGAACTGCTAGGCCATTATAAAATAGTCTGTTCTTCCACATCCAGGCACCTACCTTTTGCCATTCGTCTTCTTTGACACTGACTGTGGCTGAGACATTGTGCCTGTTTTGACCGCTAGAGTGTCCAGGGCGCACCCATTCTCTGCTGAAGTGCTTTATTCGACCTAGCATAGCAGAGACATCTTCAGACCTCAAAATAGAGCCATGAGGTGCCTTCTGTGGGATGCTGATGACGGCTTGTATATGTGGTTTAAAATAATCGTCTTCAACTAGTTGCGGGTGTCTTTCTTGAAGGTACTGGTAAATCGGCTCATTCTTTCCAACGCGTATACGACGGATATATGTATTCGCATGCCACGCATGAATGCCCGACGAGCAACCCAAAACAAGGCTAGCCGTACCTTCCGGCTTAATGCAAGTGGTTCTTGCACCTTTGTTGATTCCGATAATTTTTGAGACACGTTCATTTTCCTCCTTTACTACTTTTGAAGCTGCTTTGAGATCCAGGTCAAGAACTTTGCCAGAACAAATGCCAGTCATAGAGACCCCAATGAGAGAATCTTTTTCTGTGTTCCTGCGCCACACGTCCCTGAGGTAGTGAAAGTCTGTGTAACTGGCCTGGATGGTTCCAATGAAGGCAGCAGCACGTACTCGTTCTTCAAGTTGTTCTTGTGTTTCAAGGTCTGAGGCATCAATTGTCGTCAAATTACAGAACTGGAAAGGTCGCAGGGCTATTTCACAACAGGGATTGCAGCCCCAGTCTTGATTGTTTGTAAAATATATTCCTGGTTCCCCGGCTCCTCCTGCTTTAATCTTCTGCCACAGTTCTTGGAACTCTTCTTCTTCTATTCTGTGACGTAGGACTGTGACAGAATTGTTTGCCCTTGCTCGTTGGGGCTGCTTTTCCCACCACTTGCCAAACTTGCAAGAGAGCATGTCTTCGTCGTCAAAAGAAAAGAGAGACAGAAGGGCAGCCCTTCTAATTCCACCAGCAAGGACTGCGTCTGCAATATAGCAAATCATGTCATGAACTTCAAGAGTAGAGAGTTTGTCGCCTGTTTGCTTTTGGTTTAGAATCTTTCTTAGGTTGTGCAGGCAATCATGCAGCGGCTGTGGGCCGGGAGCTTTGCCGCCGGAAGTAATTAGCCTGGAACCTTTGGCGCGTATGTCAGAATAATCAAAGACAACTTCCGAAGTGCCATAGAAATAGGATTTGACCAAATGTTTTACAGCGTCAGCCCAACCTTCAATGCTGTCTCCGATTAGGTATCGCCTCTTGCGAGGTGACGGTCTTTTAATTTCTGGCATCTTTTCGACATGATGCCTTTGGACACTGAAGCCGACGCCTGTTCCGCCGAGCAATAGGAACATAATCTCTGAGAAGGTCCTCCAGTCGTCTGCTGGGAGATAGGCGCAGTTGAAGATACGAGAGGGATTGTTGGAAATAGGTTTGCCTGCAAATTGCATGGAGCGCATTGAGGGCAGCACTTTGCGATCATAGACATACTTGTAGGCTTCGGACAGTTCGTCTGCAAGGCCATTAAATTTTTTATTTGTCCTGTGCATAAGGTGGTTTCTTGCTACAGTTTCGTGCCATGTTTCTCTGCGCTTTTTCTCTGGGAGATACTTGGCGTACTTCATATAGTGTGTGATGTCTGATAGAATCTGATTAGATTGCTCCATTAAGTAGTTTTCCTTTCTTTTTTGAATTCTTCGTATTTTTCTTTTAATAATTTTTCTTGCCTCTTGGAAGCTTTTTCTGTTATTTCTTTTGGAGACTTGGGATCTTCGTCAAGAACTTTAATTAGTACCTTGGCTGTGTCCATCTCTATACTATAAACATAGCCGGTGGGACCATTTCTATTTTTGGCTATAAAGATTCGGCCTGAATTTTCGTTCATGTCGTCGGCTGTTCGGGAAATAGAAAAGATGAAGTCGGCCACAAAACATTTGTTGAATGCCTCAGAAATAGATTCCATAGTAATGACTTCGGCATTAAGACCGCCTCTGTTTGTCTGTGAGGCTGTCCAAACAGAACAATTATAAAGTTTTGCTATGCCTCGCAGTTCTTCATACATCTCTTGGAGTTCTTGCCTAGTTTCTTTTAGTTGTCTTACTGGCCTTAAGAGGTCTGCATAGTCTACAAGGATTACGTCTGGATCGAACTTGGTTGTCTTTGTTCTCAAGATGTGATTTTTGATAGTCTCTGTTGAGGCATTCTTTGTTGGGTACTCTTTTATGATTAAATTTCCGTCAAGGCTTTGTATTTTATTTAGTATTGCTCCTTTGCAAGCTTTGAGTGTGTCGAGCCTGACGCCTGTGATGCAACTGTCGAATCTTGTGCCGACTACTTTATCTTCTAATTCGAGGGTATAATAGATTACATTCTTTCCTTCTAGAAGGGCTTGGGCTGCTAGGTGAACAAGGGCCATGCTTTTCCCTACGCCGGTTGGAGCTATGACAACGCCTAATTCTCCGACTCCCAGGCCTCCTCCGAGTATTCTGTCGATTGGTTTCCAGCCTGTTGTTATGGGGTTTCTTTGCCTTCTTTCATATCTTGCTTCAAAGTCTGTGACGTACTCATAGCCCAGGTCATTGGTTGACCCCATCTTGAGAGCTTTATTTATTTCTTGACTTATTTCCTCAAAAGAGCAGTTTTGGAGGAGTTGAATCATCTTGACCATAGACTTTTTAATATTTTGCTTGCGACAAAAATCTAGAGACATCTTTTTTACATGTTCTTCGCCTTCGTGGTCAGGGTCTTCGGTGGTGATTCTTATATAAAATTCTTTTATTTGTTTTATTGCTGCTTCATTTTCTCCGTCTAGTCCTGCCTTAATGATTGTTTCAAATGTTCTCCTGCTGGGGTGGGTTCCGAAGTCTTTTTTGTACTCATAAAGTTTCTTAGCAAATAGTTGAAGATATTTTTGTTCAAGAAATTCTGTCTTAAAGACTTCGCCAATTTGATCACAGAACTGCCTATCATCTAGCATTATTCTGCACAAGTCTTCTTGAAAGAATCTACCGAATTTGGCAAAATCAATCTTCTCATGCGGCATTGCCATGTGTTTCTCCTGAAAGGTTTTGTGGGTTGAAATAAATAGCAGTGTAGCAGTTAGAAAGGAAGATGTCAAGAAGAATTTTTGAAAAAAAATGTTCCCATTTCTACCCAATGTTGAGCATCTCTGAGATGTCGAAACCAAGCGACTCTTTCAACAGAAATTGAATAATAATCGTCCTTTAGACAGACAACGTCCCATCCACTTCTTTTATATGTGTGTCCTTGGTCGTAGGTATTGAAGCAGCATCTTACTGAGCAGGGTTCGTCACTTAGCTTGTACTCTATTAGTGGAAAAGAAAGATTATTTTTTTCTTCTGTTCTGGTCCATTTGCGACTCATTTAGACAGTGACTCCAGAATTAATAATTCTTCTAAAATAGGAGAACAGAATTTCAAGGTCGCCAAAGAATCCATCATTGCCCATCATCTTATATATCTCTGTTCTGTTGAGGCGAAGAATGTTTGAAGTGAGGTTTTCTTTAATTATATACTTTTCTCTATGTTCTAAATCTGGGCTGTAGAGTTGCATTATTTTATAATTTAATTCTATCTTGTCTTTATGCTCTAAGACATTTGAAAATATTTTTGCTTTGCTGTCTGAATCTTTGCAAGCTTGATACAATAAATCAAAGCAGACTCCGCGATGTTCTCTAAAGAAAGGGAAGCGGTTGGCTATTGTCTTGAGGCCGACGCGAGGTATGCCTGGAAGGTTGTCGGATACATCTCCGGCCATGGCACGAGCCAATGCAAAGTTGTCGGGAGCAATGCCATATTTTTCTATGACTCTTTTTTTATTTAATACCTCTTTTTGTACTGGCCTATATAATACAGTCTCATCATTGCAAAGCTGGATGAAATCTTTGTCGCTGGAGATGATTACTTTCTCCCAGCCATGCATAACATTACAAACGTGAGCAATGATGTCATCAGCCTCTACTCCTTCAAGCCTAATTTGAGACACAGGCATCTCATATAGATAGGCCATTAGCCTTTTTTGCTGATATGCTCTATTTTCTTGTTCCTGTTCTTCTGTAAGAATTTGGGCAGAGCGATTTAAGTTGCGAAGGCTGATGGGCTTGCGGCCTTGTTTATAATTTTTATTTAGTTGTCTCTTCTTTCTTGAACCGCCCTCTCCGTCCCAGACAATTACAATGCGATCTGGCTTTATTTCTTGGCAGAAGCTTTGCATAAAGCCCAAGAAGCCCCTTATTCCTCCGACGGGGTTTCCATTCTCAGAGATGGAGGGATTTACGATGTATGATCTTATGTAGACATTCAGAGCATCAACAATAACAATTCTTTTTTTTGACATGTTTTCCTCTCTTGGTTATAAACTGTAGCATATGACAAATAGATTGTCAAGGAGATATATTTTCAAGGCGATAATGCTTCAAGGCCTCTTCAAGAAAGCTCCGGACCTCTTCGTCTGTTTGATAGCCTGCGCCATATGCCGTGTCGGGGTGGGTTATAGCATCATAATAAAATATAGTCTCCCCAAAGGGCTTGTCTGCAAATATTTCTAGGGATGTTATTTCTCCTCTGCCTCTCAAATAAAAAGGTCTTTTTCCTATGAAGCCTTCCATTTGAACTGGACAGTCGCCTCCGTAAGACTCCACCCTCAAATTTATGCGATTAAAGTAATATGGTTCTTTTCTTTTTGCAAAAGGCATATTTATTCCCACTTTTTCTATAGCTCTGGTCGGACTCGAACCGACACTGAACAGATTTTAAGTCTGCTGCCTCTGCCATTGGGCCACAGAGCCCAGTCTAGTCCTCTGCATCCCAAAAATTGCAAGTAATGCCGTTCCTTTCTTGTTCTTCGGTCATTAGATCTTTCAATTTTATTAAGGGGTCTTCTAGGTGCTTCATTGTTTTCGCAAAAGAAAACACAAAGTCACAGGTAACAGATAAATTAATAAAAGAACATAGTTCAATGTCATCGGAGTCTTCGCGGGGGATATTCCATTTACAGTTCTTACAGGTTTGCATTATAGATCCTTATTGTGCTACAGGTTTCTGCCAATTCCTACTAGGGAGTCTTTTTCTGTGTATAGTCCTGAAGTATCTTCTTTTATTATGTGAAATGCACTGGCTGGTATTTTATAGAAGGTTCCGCTATGGTTGTTGCAATAGACAAAAGAAAGTTTTTTTCTTTCCATGTACTCTTTTAGTTCCTGGGAGGCTTGTTTCTTGTTTCCTTTGTCATAAGGACGGAATGGATGCTTAAAGCTTGCCATTATTTGTTCTAGAGACAAGTCAATCATAAAAATTTCGCCTGTTACTTCGTTTTGTTTTAACATTTTTTTGTCCTGTGCTGTTAAACTTTGCCCGGATCATAGGTTCCATTCATTTTTCTGTTTGCTTCTTCTTCGTACTTATTAATTAGGAAGTCCAAGTACCAACGAGCCTTCTTTAAATCTTCAATTGGAGCGCCTTTGTGCTTATGCCTAACGACATACTTAATTACGTTTCCATCACAGAAGCCTAGTTTCCAATCTGTCACAGCTTCAATAACTTCAATCTTGCCATAATTGTAATGGGAGGGGTGATTGACTGTTTCTTCTTTTTCTTCTATGCGGTCTACTGTCATGATGACTCTGCCTGAAGCTTTCATTCTTTTTCCTTTTTGCTGGGCTTTGTTGCCGGTACTTTGACTTCAAACCTTTCTCCGGTTTTGTTGACGTACCTTCGTACTTTTGCAGTTTGCCCTTCTTCAACTAGCTCATTTCTTCTTTTGTCTGCTTCTTCAAAAGTTTTATATCTTTTTACTGTTTTCCAATTCATTTTGTTTCCTTTCCTTTTGGTATTGTTGCGTCGTGAATATAGCCCGAAGCCTGTTCCAGGCAATCAGACAGAACCTCAAATTTTGCAAATCCTGCCGCACAAGCAGCAAGATAAACTATTTCTGATATGGGGTGTGCGACAATATTGTGAAAAGTCCACACCAAGTTTACTTTAGGTCTACATTTCATTTTTCTTTTCCTTTCTCATAAAATTTTCTAGAGCTTCGACTAGGACTATTTCAAATCTTTTTCTGCTCCAGCGTTTCATTCCTTGCCAGTCTTTGAACCAGTCTTTGAAATCATCGTCAATATCAAAAATGACTTTTGCTGAGCCGTCTGGCTGTTCTTCTATTCTTGCAACACGGAGTTTGCCTTTGAAGTCCTTCTTAATTACTTTGTCAAGATTCTTATCTTTTTTATTTTTTGTCCTATGTGGCATTCATATGCTCCACTATTCTTTTTGCTTGTTCGAAAAATTCTTGCTGAGTGTGGTCCATTTTCATGCGGTTGCATGTACCACAGCACGTCACAACATTGTCTAGAGTGTAACCTCTGTTAGAATCTATTCGATCTATGCCGTTGACGTTTGGCCAGCCTTCCGATTTTTCATAACTTAGAGCTTCTATTCCACAATATTCACACGGCTGTAAGCACATGTATGGCCATTTTTCCCAAATTATTGAAAATTCCATTTCTTTTTCTTTGGACCTTATTTTGGCTTCTGTCCATGATTGGCGGATTCTAACTTCTGGTTTTCCATAATATTTTTTTCGCTGTTCTTGTCTGTGTTCTTTAACTTCTGGCCTGCTATGACGTTCCTTTTGATATTCTAGCTTGCATTTTTTACACGCACCCGCAAGCCCTGTTTTGCTTTTTTTATTTACATAAAAAAACTCAGCAGTCAATGGAAATTCTTCTTTGCACATGTAACATATTTGTGTTTTCATCATTACCTCTTACGTTGGTGATAGGATTCGAACCCATATCTCTTATCATAATACGATATAAGCAGCTTTGCCATTTAAGCTACACCAACATTGACCTAAGCAGTAATGAAAAATTAGTTTTTAGCTGTCCTTGTTTTCAACAAAGGACTTGATCTTCTGCGCTTCTTCAAATACTTCTTCAAGGGAAGGAAACTTGGGCCTATCGTCGGGACCAAAACTAGTTGTTGTGGCACCTACATCGTCCCTAGAGTCATGAATAACTTCGACTGTACGTCGAAAGTCGTCCAATTCGTCTACATATTGCTGTTGGAGTCTGGATTCTGCTGCTTGGTAGATATCAAATCTAAGTTCATATGGATTTTTTTTCATTTTGTTTTGTTCTCCTTTTTGAGTGTTGTCTGCTTAGGTCTGGGCCCAGCAGGATTCGAACCTGCGACCATCCGGTTATGAGCCGGAAGCTCTTGCCATCTGAGCTATAGGCCAGATATAAAAAAAGGGGCAAAGAATTTTTTATGTCCTCTGCCCCTTTCCGAAAACGAAGTTGCTTTTTCAAGCAAGGGTAATCCCCCCTTGCCTCCGTTCTCTAGGAACCGCAACATACCAAATTAAAAACTTGTTATATTGCACTTAAAGTTCCTCCCCCTTTTCATCATTGTCATAATATTGACTTGCGTCCCCACCACGCTCATCAAACTTGACAATAACTTCTTCATCGATGATGTCCAGGATGGCCTTTTTGAAGTCGGGATCTTTTAGTTCCTCTCTCCAGTTTTTTCGCTGGAACTTGCGTTCTTCACCTCCTTCGCCAATCAGGGTATACCATGCTCCTCCAACTACTATTTTGGGAGAGCTTTTGATTGCGTCCAGCCAGGACTCTTCATCTTGGACACCAACTTCACCCCCGGCCCATAAAATTTTAAATTCACACTTTCTTCCCTCTGAGCCGAAGCGCGACTTCTTTATTGTCGCTTTTACTTGAGATCCTACTCTAAACCCTCTTTCGTCTTCTAGAAAAGAGGCTTTCGCTTTGCTTCCTGCTAGCCAAATACGCAATGAATATGAATAAGCAAGTGTCATTCCACCTGGAGTAACGTAGGGAGTCATCTTTCTCTCTACAAAGTTGTTCGTCATGTTGGTCTTTAACTGATTCAGTACTAAGAGTGCGCTTTGCGAATTGGCTATGGGCATAGTTATTTTTTGTAGTCCTTTCGAAACTACGCGGGCTTTCATTGCCATTGAAGATTGGGGATCAAAGTCTCCCTCAATATCTGACTTGCATGGTGTAAGAGCTAG